GTTGATGTTATTCCGGTTTCTGATCCTAATGCCGCCACTATGGCGCAGCGTGTTGTGCAGTATCAGACAGCGCTGCAACTCGCGCAGCAGGCTCCGCAGCTTTACAACATGGGCAAGCTCCATCGTGAGATGCTGGAAGTCCTGAACATTAAGGATGCTGACGAGATTGTGAAGCTGCCAGAAGATATCAAGCCGATGGATCCTGTCACTGAAAACATGGCAATCATGAAGCAGGAACCTGTAAAGGCGTTCATGTATCAGGATCACGAAGCGCACATCCGCGTTCACCTTGCAGCGGCGCAAGATCCGAAGATCCAGCAGATCGTGGGTCAGTCTCCGTTTGCCGCCGCGATTCAGTCAGCTATGGCCTCTCATGTCACAGAGCACGTTGCGATGCAGTATCGTGTGGAAATCCAGAAACAACTTGGCGTGGAGATGCCAGATCCAGAAGCGCAGCTTCCAGAAGATGTGGAGCGCGAAGTGTCTCGTCTGGCAGCAGAAGCTGCCGACAAGTTGCTGCGTAAAGATCAGGCTGAGGCCGCAATGATGGCTCAGCAACAGGCTGAGAAAGATCCGCTCACCCAGATCCAGCGCAAAGAACTGGAGCTTAAAGAGCGTGAGATTGCCCTCAAAGAAGCTGAAGCAAAACATGATGCCCTTGTTGACATGGAGAAGCTTGATATCGAGCGCCTCCGCACTGCAGGCAACCTGCAGGTTCAAGAGGATCGTGTTGAAGCTGAGAACCAGCGCACTGCAGCGCAGATCGGTGCCCGTCTTGCAACTCAACTCAGCGAACAGCAGTTGAAAGAAAAGATGAAGGGCGTGGATATCGGCCTCAAAGTGGCTGAAGACCTAGTGAAGGGAGCACAAGATGGATCCGATAGAGGCACTCAAGAGGAGAATTGAGGAGTATAAGACTTCTCTCTCCGAATATATTGTAAGTGGCGGCTGTAAAACGATGGAAGAATACAGTCGAGCCACTGGTAAATTTGATGCTTTAGAATTAGTTCTAACAGATATGTCTGAAATTCAGAAAAGATATATTGAAAGTTAGAATTTGTTCTGCGATTCTAGCTTCACGCCATAAAGGCGCAGGGCAACGGTGAGCCTAAATCACTGCAAGAGGCTAGAAATGTATACGAAGCAGGACATGCCGGAAGAAGTTCGGGCAAAACTTCCTAAGCCGCAGGGCTATAAACTTCTCATCGCCACCTTGGATGTATCTCAGAAGACTGATGGCGGGGTTTACCTGCCTGATACTCTAAAAGATGCAGAGCAAACTGCCTCAATTATCGGATATGTGCTGGATGCGGGCCCAGATGCCTATAGCGATCCGGACAAATTCCCACATGGGCCGTATTGCAAGGAAGGGGATTTCGTAATTTTCCGTTCATACTCAGGCACTCGCTTCAAAATCATGGATAAGGAGTTCCGCCTTATCAATGATGACACTGTTGAGGCAGTGGTTGAGGATCCGCGCGGGTATAAGAGGGCATAACGATGAGTAATGCAGCAGAAAATATCGAGCACGAACTGGAAGAAGACCTGAATGAAGAGGCGCAAGCCCCTAAAGAAGCACAGGATTCTTCTGATGATTTTGAAATCGAAGTAGTTGATGACGTATCGGAGGAAGATAAGCCCCGTGTCAAAGACTATGACGGGCCTGACATCCCGGAAGATGACGAAATCGAGTCATATAGTGATCGAGTGCAGAAACGCATGAAGAAACTCAGCTTCGAAGCAAAAGAAGCAGAGCGTCAGCGTCAGGCACTTGCTCGTGAGCGGGAAGAACTCCTGCGTGTGACTCAGACATTCCAGTCTGAAAACGAAAAACTCCGTCAGCAACTGCAGCAAAACGAGGGAACTCTTGTTGAGCAAGCAAAAGCGCGCCTTGAGGCGCAGCTAATGCAGGCAAAGGCGGCGTATAAAGATGCTTATGAACTCGGTGATACCGACAAGATGATTGAGGCGCAGGAAAAACTGACCTCTCTCAACAATGATATGTATCGCCTCAAGGGTTATAAGCCAAGGCCGGCGCAGGCTCCTCAAGCCCAGCAGCCACAGTCCTATCAACCACAGCCACAGGTGCCTCAGCTTGATGAGCGTCAACAGGCATGGCTTGCAGATAACGACTGGTATGGCAAAGATCGTCAGATGACGGCCTTTGCGTTGGGTGTGCATGAGGAATTAGTCTATAACGGCGTTGATCCGAACTCAGAAAAATATTATTCTGAGATCAACCGGCAAGTGCGACAGCGCTTTGCGGACAAGTTCTCGACTGACGACTCCGATGAGGAGTTTGAAGTCGCACCCAAGAAAAAGGCCAGCGTGGTTGCCCCAGCTACTCGTAGCTCGAAAAACCCGAAAAAAGTTAAGTTGACCCAGACGCAAGTAGCGCTGGCAAAACGACTTGGCATCACGCCCGAAGCATACGCGGCGCAACTTTTAAAGGAGCAGCAACATGGCTGATCGCACCCCACGCGAACTTCAGACTCGCGAAAAGACTGAACGTAAAAAAACGTGGCAGCGGCCATCCGCTCTCCCGACCCCCGAACCGAAAGACGGTTTGCATTACCGATGGATTCGCACCTCCCTGCTAGGGCAGAACGACAACCCTAATGTTTCGGCACGATTCCGCGAAGGCTATGTGCCTGTGAAAGCAGCAGATCATCCTGAGATGCAACTGTTGCCGGATCTGGATTCGCGCTTCCCAGATAACATTGAGGTCGGTGGTCTCATGCTCTGCGCTATTGATAAGGACATTGCTGATGATCGCACAGAGCAATTGCTTGAAGCATCCAGCAAGCAGATGGAAGCAGTTGATAACAGCTACTTGCGTCAGTCCGATCCGCGTATGCCAGTGCTTCGGCCAGAGCGTAACACGCGCACTTCATTCGGCAAGTGACAGCATCATTTGCCTTAACCTCGTTCTTATAGGAGAAGTGTTATGGCATCTACAGCCACTCCCTATGGGCTTCAGCCGGTAAACCTTATCGGTGGTCAGCCTTTCAACGGCGGGGTCATTCGTGAATTCAAAGTTGCAGCAAATAACTCTGCTGCAATTTACAACGGTGATCTTGTTGTTCTCTCGTCTTCGGGCCAGCCTTCCGCTGCGACTTCGACTCCTACTGCTATTAAGATTCCTTCGACTTCTGCAGACGCAACTGCAGGTATCGTTGGTGTTTGCGTGGGTTCTCGTTATGTCGATAGCAACGGCCAGCCTACTTACAACAACTACATGCCAGCAAACCTTGCAACTGGCGGCGCAACTGAAATCTTCGTCCGCGTGATGGATGATCCAGATGCACTGTTCCAGATCAAAGGCTCTGCAGCACTCGGCACTTTCAACAGTGGCACCGATGGTTCCGGCTGGCCGGGCGCAATCGGCAAAAACGCTGCCCTCACTTTCGCAACAGCATCGTCTTCCACCGGCAAGTCCGGCATCTTGATGACTGTTGGTTCGAACGGTGGCAGCCTCGCAGCAACCTCAACGCTCGCAGTTCGTATCGTTGACACGGTCAAAGGCACTGAGTCCGATGACTATCCAGAGTTCATCGTGAAGCTGAACGTGGGTGTCCACTCTTACACTAACTCGCTTGGTGTATAAGGAGGATATAAAATGACTATCTCACGTTCCCAGATTCTCAAAGAACTCCTTCCCGGCTTGAACGCATTGTTCGGTCAGGAATATGCAACGTATGAAAACGAGCATGCGGAGATTTACGAAACCGAAACCTCAGAACGTAGTTTTGAGGAAGAGGTAAAACTTTCCGGTTTTGGCGCAGCGCCAGTAAAATCGGAAGGTGCGGCGATCTCTTACGACAACGCACAAGAGGCGTTCACTGCTCGCTATAACCACGAGACCGTGGCTATGGGCTTCTCCATCACCGAAGAGGCGATGGAAGACAACCTGTATGACTCGCTCTCCGCTCGTTACACCAAGGCGCTTGCTCGCGCGATGGCATACACGAAGCAGGTTAAAGCAGCATCGTTGCTCAACACTGGTTTCACAACCTTCAATTCCGGTGACAACGTCACCCTGTTTAACACTGCCCACCCCACTGTGGAAGGCACTGTAAACAGCAACCGCCCTGCGGTTGATGCTGACTTGAACGAAACCTCCCTTGAGCAGGCAGTTATCGACATCGCAGCGTTCACTGATGAGCGCGGCTTGTTGATCGCAGCCCGTCCTCGCAAGCTGATTGTTCCGCCTGCATTGATGTTCGTTGCAACCCGTCTCTTGCAGACTGAGTTGCGCACCGGCACTGCCGACAACGACATCAACGCGCTGCGCAACAACGGTTCGATCCCAGAAGGCTTCCGCGTCAACCACTACTTGACTGACGCAGATGCATTCTTCATCACCACCGATGTTCCTAACGGCATGAAGCACTTCGTGCGGACAGCCATGAGCACATCGATGGACGGTGACTTCGACACCGGTAACGTGCGCTATAAAGCGCGTGAGCGTTACAGCTTCGGCGTGTCCGATCCTCTCGGCATCTACGGCTCGCCCGGCGCATAATTCGGCTGCTTACCGAATTATCCTTGCAGAACAGTTTGAAGGGGCCACTTCGGTGGCCCTTTCTTTTTGTGCCATGCTATTGTATTCTTCTGACAGGGCTTGAATCATAGCCGTGCAGACAGGCTGGCCCTCCTGACGATGCACAGACTGAACGGCAAAACCCTTGTGCATGAGGTATATAATATGGCTTCTACTACTTTTTCGGGCCCAGTCACTTCGACTAACGGCTTTGTTGGCGCGGTTACTGGCAACGTAACTGGCAACATCACTGGCGGTGCTGATGTCAGCTATCTCCAGCTTCCCACTATCACTGCAACTGGCCTTGCTGATGTTGCAAACGCAGTAAACACCGCAAACAAAGCGGCTGGCAGCATTGTGTTTGAATCCACAAACAACAAGCTGAAGATTGCAACTGGCGCTCTTGCAGCTTCCACTTGGGTTGATGCAGACGGCACGAATGCCGTAACGCCTTCCTAATAGGAGACTGACTCGTGGCTTACTCTGATATTCAGACTAAGCGGATGACGGCAACCGGCTCCCTTGCTGTGGGGCCGGCTCGCATTCGCCAGATTCAGGTGCTTACCGCCACGGGTGGTGCAGGGCGCTTGACTCTTACAGA